AACGTTCAGACCGGCGGCGACGTCACCGATCGACCGAAGCATCTTGATGTTCGTCTCCGCTGCGAAGCCGAAGGCCATCAACCTTCGGCTAGCGTCGATGACGCTCTCCATCGAGAACGGAGTCTCTCGTGCGAACGCGTACAGCGCCTGCAGGTGTGCGTTCGCCTTGTCAGCGCTGCCAAGCATAGCCGTCATCGCAACGCGGGCCTGTTCCATACTACCGGCGGTCTTGATGCCGAACACGGTCGCTTCCGTCGCTAGCGCCATCACGCCAACGGCAGCGGTAGCAGCAGCAGCACCCAGGAACAGCATGCCGGAGGAAGCGAGGCGTGACCGGTTGGCCATCGCCTCGATACCCGTGATCGCCGCGCCCGCGTCCACGACGAAGCGAACTGCGAGGACTGCAACGGTACTAGCCATTCGCTCTGTTCGCCTCCTTCTCCCTCTCGTTCTTCACCTGGAAGTACACCTGCCACTCTTCGAACTCCCGGACCGTCAGGGGTCGGGGAGTTCCGTCAAGCAGTTCCTGCACCGTCTTTCCGAGAACCTCTGCTAGCGCGAAGGTGTTGTAGATCTCCGCGTCAGCCTGGAAATCGCGCCATCATCCTCTTGCGGTCCTCTTCGGTCATGCCGGAGAGAGTCGTGATCCTATCGACCACGCGGTCAACGACGCCAGACGCCTTCTCCTGGAGCTGCCCAAAGTGCATCCGCTCGAACTTGGGCTCCCGCACACCCTCGATGAACATCAAGAGCGTCACGATCTCCGGGATCGGCTGACCATCGCGGGTAGCCTCCACCCGGATGTCACCCCGCTGGCGCTGCGTCAGACCCTGGATCCGGATCTTGCAACCCCACTCCGGGATGAACATCTCCTCGGAACCAACGTCCGGTGCCGCCAGAATGCTGTCAACGGTACCGAACGTTGGTTCCTGAACCTGCGACTCGCCCATCTCATCCTCCTCCTTGTGTGTTGCCTGTTACGGGTTAGTACCACGCGTCCAGCCGTTCGACAGCTGGAACTCGCCGGACCAGCTACCCGCATCGGTCGTACTGGTCTTGACGGAGTACTTCGTGAAGAACCCCGTCGACGTGTATCGCGGTAGTCCCGCAGTCGTCCCTTGGGGCTGGTACAAGAGTGCCACCAGTACACCACCGGTGATCGCCGAGTTGATTGCAGCGTCGACCGTCGGATCAAACAGACCCTCCAGCGGTGCCGTCGCGTCGTTCATGCCAGGGATGTACGTCTTGGCGGTGACGCACAGGACCGTAGTCTCCGCCTTGTCCACCGACATGTCGAGCCCTGTCTCCTTCAGGTAGCACGAGTAGTCGATGGAGTTGATCGTCATCTTGGCCTTATTGCCGTGTGCGAATGCCATTTGCTTGTCTCACCTACTTCCGTGCGAACGAGGAGTTGAACGTGAACGACGGCGTAGTACCGGTGATCGTCCACTGCCCTCTGATGTACCGGTTGACTGTGCCAGCAACCGTCTTGCGTTGCGACACTCCCGCTGCGGTGACTGGATCGAACGTGATCAGGTCGGTGTACGCGGAGTTGTCCACCGAGTGCTGGATCTTGCCTGTCAGCGTTGGGGTGGAGGTGCCTGACACCGCGAAGACGTGCAGGTAACCCACACCACCATTCGTCGTGCCAGCCGTATTGTCGTGCGCCATCGCACCGTTTGCGGTAGCCGTCTCAGCTCCCTTAGCGTGCGCGATGACGACCCGCTCCATGCCGACGTTGCCCTGCAACTCGAGCGAGACCTGTCCCGCCTCCGTTGTCGTGGTCTTGATCGAGTTCTTCGTCAGGAGACCCTCGATACCGTACCCGAAGTTCCCGATACCATCGCCCTGTGGCAGGTACAGGTACTGCGTGATCGTACCGGTGAGGGTATCCACCCAGTAGCTGAACGTCGCCGTGTCGAGTGCTGCGTTGCCGTCGAAGAACCCCTCAAGCATATCGGTGATGTCCTGCAACCCAGGGATGTACTCTTTCCCGAGCGACAGTAGGTTAGTCGTCTCCGCCTTGTCGACGGTAACGTCCTGGCCGAGCTCCTTCGCGTAACCGGACGCATCGAACCCCTTGACGTAGAAGCGCGATGTCCGACCGTGTGCGAATGCCATTCTTCACCTCCCTCCCTACACTGGCATGATCGTGATCTTGTACTGGTTCCCCGCGTGGAAGAACACCTGGTTCTCCTCGCGTTCGACGAACGAGAACTCCTGCGTGGCGCGGCAGAGATCCACCTTCTTACCAGCACCTGCAGTGAGCAGTGCGGTGTCGTTGAGGATCAACTGCAGCGCCTCGTCAATGGCCTGTGCGGCCTGCTCTCCCGCGTATCCCTCGACAACGCCCTTGACGTTGTAGAAGTAGTCCGTGTAGGCGATGTTGCACAGGGTCCACGTCTTCGGCGCAGCGGCCTGGTCGAAGATGACGTACGGCATCGCAGAGTTCTCCGGTGCGACGGACTTGAAGATCTTGCCCGCGGTGACACCAAGAGCGACCAGCGTCGGCTGGCCGTTGAGCAGCATGTACAGCGACTGGTCGAGAGCTCTCACAGCGTATACACCTGCCCTGCCAGGAAGTCCACGAAGCGCGCCACATCCATCGCCGCTGGCGTCATGTACGGGTGTGCCGGGTTCCGGGAGGTACCGTACTCCTGATAGGGGGCGTACTCCGTGGGCGACACAACCTCCGCTTCCCAACGGTCGATCTTCACGACGTGGATCTCGGAGCGGAGTCGGCCGGTGTCCACCGGAGCCAGTGCCTTCGCCTGCTTCATCGTCAGGTCCGCCCACACGTCCGTCAGAGTCTCACTCTCACTCGCGAACTGCGCAATCACGTGCGGAAAGCGATCCACGATCATGTGGACTTGGATGCCCCAGTTAGCCACTTGGACTCACCTCCGATGCGAACAGCTCGATGAACGTCTGCTCCGACTGCGGTGCCGCGATGCCGTGGATCATCAGCGTCCGGTTACCGTAGAGGATCCGGTCCTTCGGCTTCACCACCGTCGTCGGCGGCAGGAAGATCTTGTACTCCCACTGCTGCTGACCAGACGCTGCAGCGTCCCGCGCCAGGTCGCCGATCTTGGCCTGCACCCTGCATCGGACGCTTACCGCACTCGAAACCGTCACCGTCGTGCCACCGAACCCGTTCGGGGTAGACCAATCGAGCCGCTCCACTGTGCACAGGTCTGGGAACCCGGACACGACGGTATCGATGATCCCCTGCAGATCGCAAGCGCTCAGCGCCGGATCTCCCGGACAGATTGCGTTCACTACACCCCCGGACCAAGACATCGGCAACGCAACAGTCGTCTCTGCAGCGAGACCCATCGTGAACGACTGGCCCCCCAAGGCCCACGTCATCGGAAGCGCAGCTTCCGTCTCCACCGGGAGACCGAACGTCATGACGGTCTCGTCACTCAGCGTGATGTCGACGAAGAACAGGCCGCCAGTGAACGTCTCGTCGTTGGGAGCGTCTGTCGAAGTCCCACCGTTACGGAAGATGTTGTTCGCCGTAATCGACCCGTTGGAGATCGGTCCGCCGGTGTTCCCGAAGGGGTAGTTGCCGCTGGCAGTACTGGGGATGAAGAACGCTGCGTAGTAGTCCTGGTTCGGGGTGATGTTCTCGACTGAGACGCCACTCACCGGCATCCAAGAGGACGGTGTACCCGAGTGACCGTCTAGCAGGATGTTCTGCAAGAGTGTGGACGGCGCACGCCACAGCTGACACCTCATCCCGGTCTGCAACCCCGTACTCGGAAGCCAAACCCGCATCGCGGTGACGCGCTTTCCAGTTGCGTTGGTCTTCCACTTCATCGCCAGCATCCGGGCGGTCCCACCAACGGCGGACTCCTGATTCGGGGTCTGGCTGGTGAAGATAGTCTCGGTAGCCACTTACCAGCCTCCTCCCCTAGGCCGCAGAAGACCGTGCGAAGCCCGCAGTGTTGAACTGTCCCAGCAGGTTCGATCCGTCGGTCGTGATGTTCGGCGTTACGTCGTACTTCGCCACCGGAATCAAGTTCGCGTCCGTACCACTCGAGGTATCGGCGTCGAAGTACAGGATCGCTGCCGCGACGGTGTTGTTCGACGCACCGCCGGCGCTGACCCAGGTCTGATCCGGGGCATCCAAGTCCACTCGGTTGTTGGTGTCGTCGACAGTCACGACGACACCGGAAGTGATGGTCTTGCGAGCGTAGTTCGTGAAGTCGCACTCGTCAGTCGTCCCCGCGAGGAGTGACTGGATGGTGTCGTGGTCCACGAGTGTCGCATCCGCTTCGAGTCCCGCACTCTTGCACAGGAGCATCCCGAACGCCGCGTTGCCCACGCCGACCTGCTCTGCGAAGTACCGCACTCGGCTGAGCGCCTGGTTGAAGATCTTGTCTGCCACTGTCACCAACCCCTTCCGGTGTTCACGGAGTCATACCGCGGGAGCTTGATGCGCCGCAACGGCTGCCTCTGCTGATACTGCCGGATGAGGTCTGCGATGGCCCGGATCTTCTGGCTCCGGCGATATGCCGAGTTGACCGAGCTGAAGTCGAAGTCGAGCTTGACCTTCGCCATCCACCGCCGGAGGAGGTCACACGCGGCAGCGTATACGTCGTAGTAGCTGCCGGAGAGCCACAGTGGCAGTGATTGACTCGTCGCGAAGGTCCACAAGCCCTGCAAGTCGTCAGAAGTCGTGGGCACGATGGTGTCCCACGTGTTAGCCTGAATGCGTGGAGACGACTCCCAGAATGGGATCTGCGCGTAGAACGCACGCCACTCCGTCACACCGTCGGAGTTGAGATCGTCCGCCTCAACCAGTCGGCGCTGAAACGTATCCGTCCGATGCTGGTCAAGCACCTGCTGGATCTCGTCGTCGGTGAAGTTCAGGGAGCAACCCGACGGCGCAGGGCTGGGATCTCCAATCAGGCCACGGACATAGGTGATGAGTGTGGCCATCGTCGAACGCGCCATCACATCTCCCTCCGTGAGACCGGCTGGGCACTGAGGAGGAGGTCGACAGTGCCCAGCCGGTAGACCCTACAGCCGCACCAACCCGAAGACACCGATGGTACCGGTAGTCGCCGCAGCGAGATCGACGTTGATCGTGCCGTCGGCCTGCGCAAACCGACTGCCGTCGATTTGCTGGTACACCCACTGGTTCTGGGTCAGGGTGATGGTCAGGTCCCCCAGGTGCTTCCGCGAAGCGGGCGGATAGGCACCGGCCTTCAGCGTGACCGTCTTCGAGCCCGCGAAGGTGTTCTGGGCCACCAGGAACAGCCGGCGGTAAGCACGGTCCGGCGTGATGACGTGGTTGTTGGTCGCATCCATCGTGGTCAGCGTCGGGTTCACCGAGCTGCCCGCGGAGTTCATCGAGATGATCGCGACAGCGGTACGTGCCATGGGAGGTTCTCCTCAGTGTTCGTCTTGGAGAGGGATGGGTGGTTAGTGAGTACCCTTG